AGCGCATTCATTGCTCGCGTCCATTCTTCATCGTCGATGTCCATGCGCATTAGGTCTAAAACCTTGCCCGTCTTAATTTCGCCCTTGGTGTTGGTTCGAAACGCCTGAGAAACAACAGCCTTGATCTTGGCGTCTGCCCCTTCGCTCCAGCGCTCCAAGCATGAATCGATCAGCGCCTTAGCCGCCTCAATCTCTTCAGTGAACGCCACTACTTCACGATACTGGCGAGTCACTTTTAGGCTGCCGTCAAAACTCAGTAGCGATACATTGCCTTTTTTGCCGCCTAGATTGACCCCGTAGCGATCACCCGCGACGGTGACCAAATCAGCTATTTCAGTCAGAGCTTCTTTCTTAAAAGCTGCCAACTGATCACGTAGAGCAGTTGCTTTTGCCGATAAGTCTTTCACTAACTCATCACGCAGTAGGTCTTGCTCTTTAATGTTGGCTTCTGGCACAAGGTGCCCAGCGGCGTTGCGTTTGTAGCCTTCCGGCACAATGTGTTCACTCATTAGTGATCTCCTTTGATTTTCTTGGCTAGTTCAATGCTGTCCGCGCATTCGCTTTCAATACGACGCAACGATCCGATAACTTCATTCCAGTTCGTGTCTGGCTTTAGTAATTGCTCCCGAATGGCGTTGGTGTGATGCACCAACAGACCATGCGTAACCTCTAGATCAGTTTTTTTAGTGATGGCCATGACGAACCTCCAACGGAATGTTTTGTTTAATCGCGTTTCTAAATGGCGCGGCACATTTAGGGCAAAAATCTTGTGATGTCAGGCGGTTAATTAACCAGCCTGAATGTTTCAAATCTGTACGCAGGTCATGGACTAAAAACGAATCGTCTTTAAACTCAACCGTCTCATTGCATCCTGCACCGTCGCATTTAACTTGTGCTATAAAAGCCATCTCACACCTCCATGATCAGGTCAGCCGTTACACGCGGCATACCCAACTCAGCGGCCTCATTCAGCGCGGCGGTAACAACGTTATTAACGGCCAACGGATACAGCGCCGAGTGTTTAGCGCCGCCAGACAACTTAGCCCGTAACGCTTCAATTGCCGGCTTATCCATCACGTCTTCTAATTTTTTCTTCGCAAGGTGGAAGCGGTGTGTTAAATAGCTCTCTAACTCATCATCTAACGGACGTAACGTGACCAGTTCACAGCGCTGTACAACTTCACGTACCTTAGGATTACGCTCGTCCAACTTAGTAGAAAGCTCAGTCTGACCAATCAACACAATGCCTAGTAATTTTGCAAAGCCGTCTTCCAATTCAAAGAATCGTTTAAGGTGTTTTAAAGTTGGAATTGGCATCCCGTGCGCTTCTTCAATGACCAGCAAATGACGATTTCCAGCACGGTAGCTTTCCCGTAGAGCCTCATGCACCTGCTTAAAACGTGCCTCAGCGGAACGCTTAACATGCTCATGAGGTGCAACCGCCGACATAATAGAATCCGCAATATGAGAAGACTTTAACGTCTTGCCTTTAATATCGTTGTCCTCCATGCCCAACACATACGGTTCAATAATAGTGATAGGCTTATTTTCCTGAACAACCCACTCAGACAAATCCCGGCGTAAGGTAGATTTCCCCGCGCCAGACTCGCCAACCACCGCTAAAAAACCGCCATACATGGCCGTCGCCCGCATAGACTCACGCACGTAACGAGCGTCCATCGTCAAATGCATTTCATCCTGTGATCGCACTTCATCAAACGGGTCACGAGCAAAGCCGAAAACTCTACGCGCCGCTTGCGTTAACCTTTGCTTTTTCAGTAACATAACTTCCTCCTCTGGGACGCCTGTGGCTTGGTCGTTATTAGGCGTTCCGGTTGAGTCAGCGGCATTAAATGCCGCTGACATTTCCACATCACCCACGCCGTTAGAGCGTAGGAATCCAATAATTTCTCTTTTAACTTGACCCGCCTTTTTCTTAGGCCAAATGTTGTGATTAACGATCTGACTAATAGCAGCGGGGGACAAATGAACAGACCGCGCCAAATCAGATTGGCTAGCATTGATACCGCCAAGAACCTGCTTCAAATACAAACTCATCACTTACCTCCAACCACTTTTAACGCCTGCGTTTGCGGCTTAGTTAACTGCTCAATAATCGAATCTAATTGATCCTCAGGCACCCCGTTTGAAAAACGCTGTTCTAACCAAGCGAAGTATTCAGGCTTCCATTTATTGCCCATACGCCCGCGTAAACTCTTAGCCGCTTGGGCAAGATTTAAAGGCGGTGTTTCAACCGTAGGGACTTTCAAAGAATGGGTCTGACCACGGCGTGGCAAGAACGAAGGTTGCTGCTTATCTAACTCCGCATAAGGGTTAAATTCGCCGCCGAGCGGCAGGGCTTTTTTCTTACGGGCTTTCTCAGCGTCAACGTTAGAAGACGTCCCCGTCATAACCTGTTCAACTTCTTCACGGTTACGGTCAGCAACAGTTGCTGTAGGCGTTTTATAACCCTCGTTATAAACAGGGGAAGACACGTCAAATCCCCATTCATTTGTCTTAATTAACGGACAAACAATGATCTGTTCATTGCCTTCAAAATTAGTGATATGTACTTGTACAGAATCACTACGCCAACTGTTGAACGTCACGTTCAATTTTTCACTGACCATCACATTAGGCACATGCGACACGTCGAATTTCTGGCCACCCCAAGACACCTGCAACTCACCGCTAACAACACGGGTTTCAGGGGTAGCCACCGCAATGTTTCGACATACCTCTATAGAAGGCGCTTTAACCAATTGTGCCGCCGTAATCTTTAACCAACAGGCCGTACGGGTTAAGCCGTGGCGGCGGTGCTTACGTTCCGCGTTGTAATAAATACGCCACTTAGCCGCTAGCCCATTTAACTCAGCCAAATCAGCAACAGGCTGAAACTTTAACCCCGCTTCAAACGAACGCTCAATAATGTTCCGCGCGTTCTCAACCTGACCCGTCGCCCTAGCATTACCCGCCTTATGCGCAATCGCCTCAATGCCTAATTGCTTACATAAATTCTTCGTCATCGCGCTAGTGTTAGCGCTGCCCGGATCCATATACAAAATGTTAGGAACCCCATGCAACACATCGCCGTTTTCGCGTTCTTGCATCGCATTGATCAGAACCGCACACAGGTTCTCGCCGCTCTCGGCCCCCATCACATATTCAACGTAAATCCAGCCGCTGGTATGGTCTGTAATCTCATACGACCAAACTCGATCCGCCATCACCTTTTGCAAATTTTTAGGCTTGTTTTTATAGAACTCATCCGCCGCCATACACTGCAAACCATTGGCCGTGTTTTTCTGTGGTTTCAGGTAATACAAAACACACAACGAGGCGTCGATTTGCCAGACATGATTAGGGTGTAAACTCTGCACACTAGAATGAGCGCTAGGACGCAATAACTGATCAGGGTGCAAACGGTGTTCACGTAACGCACGGTGAATAGCAGACTCAGACAGCGGAACCAATTCCCCCGTACTTTTATCAACACGTTCAGCACGTATTTTTCCGTCAGCACGTAACGCATCCACCGCATCGGTCAAACTGTATAAACGCTTGCCGTTGTTTCTAAGAGACTCCATCATCACGCCACCAATAATCACCGCTTCATCACGGCTTAGCTCAGTAGACCCCTTATCAGAACGGCGCTTACGTTCAGCGGAACCTTGTAACTGGTTTTTGTAACGATGAAACGTATGAATGCTAATGTTCAGCGTTTCGCATGCCTTATTACAAATAGCGCCGCTTTCCCCATGCTTAGCCGTTTTAAGGGCTTTCAGCGCCGCCGTCATCACTTCGATTTGAATAGGAGAAAGCGTCATCGCTACGCTCCTTTATCCGTTACTTTTTGCGGTACGGCGTGAGGCTTAAAGTCACCGTCTATAAAATCAAGTTGCTCTTCTTCATCGCCGTTATTAAGCGACTCTAACCACCCCAATTCCCCGTCAGTACTAATCTCATCAGACAAACCGTATTCGTCTCGTATCGCTATTATTTGAACTTCGAGTGTTTTTAATAAAGCGGACAAAAATACGTTGTGCTGGTTAGGATCTTCGTTAAATAAGACGCCAGCACCTTCATGAAATTTACCCGCTAGCAGGGATTCTATTTCATATGTGACATTGCCCAATTCCTCACGTACCGCTTTCATTTTTCCGTCAGCAGAAAGCCCCCGCAAGTGCCGTTTTGCTTTCTCAAGTTCCAACTTAGTGGAATCCAATTCCTCGGCCTTACCTTTCAGCAAAGCACTTTGTGCCTCGTAATCTGCCTTAACCTCGTCACGCTCTTTTATAACTGCCGCCTTGTCTTTTTCATGACCCGCAACGACATCTTCAGCCACTTCAACAAAGCGTTCTTTGTCGCCCGTTTCTGCCGCTTCTATAAGCGCTGCACGTTTGTCATCAGGTAAGCGTCGATACTGGCGTAAATCCCTATAGCCGATCCCCATTCTGCTCATGGACTCAAGAGCGTCTTCGCCAAAGGAATGTAAGTTCTTAATATCCAAATCGGCCTTATCAACCGACATACCAATCAAGTTACAAAACTCTTCCCAAGTGCCTTTAAACTCCGAACCGTTCGGACTTTTTTGCCCCGCCAATTGTTTGTAAAGCCTATGTTCTTTGACATACGATAATTTAGAAGTCCGAACGGTTCGGGAAAACTCTTCGAACGCGCCAGCCATTTGAACTTGACCAAGTAGCTGGTTAACAATGTATTTATCATCGTTTTCCAGCATGCCGCCCGCAGTCTGTAATTCTTTTTTATTCGTCATGATGAATTACCCCTTAAGCCGTACGCTGCATTTGTTCAGGTGTGCGACGCATCAGCGGCTGCGGTGGCCATAACTCTTCAATAGACTTACCCGTCACCTCAGAAATGCGTTTTTGAATTCTCTGAGATTTACCTTTTCCATGGATAACACCGCTCACAGTTTGCTGAGTAACACCAAGTTCTTGAGCAATCATGGCCGGAGTAATTCCTTCCATACGGATCGTTGCTTTAATCTCTTCCGCGTGCATAATAAAACCCTCTTAATAAGACTTATTACTAAGCCTGTTTTTTGATGCTGTTTAGTTTGTCTGTTTAATAAGTCTTAATTTAGCGCACATTCGTGCGCCTGTAAATAAAAATAGGTGTTCGATTGAGCTTTTTTTATGAAAGATTACGTGACGCACGTAAGAAGCTAGGTTTATCTCAAGAAGAGTTTGGGGTGATTGCAGGGGTGAAGAAGCGTGCCCAGCAAAATTATGAAAAAGGCGATAGAAAACCAGACTCAGATTACTTAGCAGAAATAGCAAAGCACGGAGTAGATATAGGTTTTTTAATCACTGGAATTGAAAGCAACCCTATACCGTCAACACTACCAGCGGACGAACAGTTATTAGTAGACAGTTACCGAGCATTACCCATGCCTAAGCGCCGTGAATTACTAGCCTCTTTATTAAAAGGGGAACCACTAGAAGAAAAAGGCACATCAACCAGAACCAGTAATATCAAACAGAACGACAACAACGGTATGCAGATAACCGGAGATAACAACACTCAAGTAGGAAGTATAAAAAATTAATCATTAATGAGTGCTAAAGGTCAGGAACCACAGCGCTAAGCAAGGGAAAGATGGAACGCAGTATGCAAATTGATGGTAACCACAACATTCAAATCAACGGCAACCTAAACCTAAACGTTTCGGGTAGTCTTCTCGTATCTAAAAAAACGCTCAAGAAACTTATCCGTAAGGAGCTTGAGAATATACTTTTAAAAAAATCTGAAACCAAAAAAGTAACATACTCAAAAAGTTTAGAAATCCCTGAATCCCGCGCTAGAAACTCCCATGCTTTGGTTGATGAATCTACACTCATAGGACAAAAAAACGGGGTGTTGTGTATAGAAACGTACACAGGTCAGAAATCAGTTCTAGAGGTCTTTTTAAAAAGTATTCTTTTGTCACTACGAACCAAAAAATGTAATCAAAAAGCGGCATTAGAAACAATGCTTCAAAGCTTATTTGATACCGAGATGATTAAAAAAAATATCCAAAGTCAGACTACGTGCATTTTTCATTTCCTAAACGGATATAACCTAGACAGAAGCGCATCATGAAAACCTATCGAATCATCCCTTTACTATTTTTATTATTGCTAACTGCATGTGGACAAAGTGATATAGACAGCCCGATCCACACTGTAAACAACGACCCAGAAACGGTGAATACGTTAGAATTTGATCAAGATAAAATTGCAGAATATAGACAGATAGCCAAAGAGCTAGGGTTTAACTACGACCAAGAATATTACTACACGGCCTTTGTTGAATTACAGAAAAGTAAAGGGTTAGGGCTAGCAGGACGGTACGAATATTTCCCTAGTTCTTCCGGTGATTTATTTATCTCCCTAAAAGCGCTGAATGGCTGGGAATTTGTCTATTACAAGAACGCAGACGTCACCATGATCTATCAAATCAGACATAACGAAGAAAGAACCAACAGCTATGTACGCTTGCTTAAATTAGCGAATGGACGGGTTCCCGATCTGGATACACTATAAGCTTATTTAGTTACTAGATTAATTACGCGTACTTGAGAATTTTTTTTGATTTTTGATATGTTTAAAAACAGAGGGATTTATGAAGATTACTGAAGCGATTTTGCATCAAATTAAAAAAGAGCAATATACGACAGAAGCAGAACTAGTCCCTAGAGACTCTCTGTTAAAAAATAATGAAACGCTATCTCGTTTAGCTTCTGATATCCAAAAGAAATATACTGATCAATATGTAATACATGGATCGTTTAAAGACGACCCAGAAATTGAACGCTTTCCAGTTATGCTCCGTCAGTACCTTAATAACGAAAAAAGCCTTGTTGATTTTTCTTTGCTTGCGGCAGCGCTCATTAAAAATGAAATAGCTAAAAAAACAACAACAACATCAGGTTTCACAAAGTTCTTACGTTACGAATCAAACGGGAAAGACTGGCTTTTAGTTATTATGCTTAAAACTTCTGCACAGACAGGCATAAATTTAAAAACTCTTGAGTTAGATGAGTCTTTTGTTTTTGATGTACAGCATTTACATGAAGCAGCTAGGATAGATATAGAAAAGCTCAAGGCAAATGAGATGCCATACTTGACGTTTGTAAAGCCACGATCGGGGAAAGATGACCCAAGTGATTATTTCAGAAACGCTTTGAGCTGTACGGATTTTAGTCAGCCTAAGCATAATACAAAACAAATAATAACCGCTTTAGATGATTATGCTAAGGTTGAAGGGTGGACTCCAGAAAGAAAACAAGAAGCGAGAAAGGTACTTTTTGAACATTGTGATAAGAAAACCAAAGACCGTGAACCCGTTGTATTACAATCATTATCAGCAATTATAAATGATCAAGACCCTGAATCTTTTGCAGTATTTGTTAAAAATAATGACTTTGAAGTAAGTGCAAGCTTTAACCCTCATCCAGCAACGTATAAAAGCCTCAAAAGAATTTCACATAAATTTGAAGGCATTAATATCAGTTTTGATGTTGAAGACCTTACATCTGGTAATATTGAGCTAAAAGAAGATAATGACAAAACAAGACTCGTTATAAATAATGTTCCTCAACCGGTATTAGACAATATTCGTAAGGCTAAAGGTTTGTGAAAACACTATCATCAGACAACGTTTTTAATCTAAGTAGACAACTTTACTCAGTATTGAATGAAGTAACTATGTCTAAAGAAAATGTTATTACAGGTGTTTTGCCGCCTGATTTTGATATAGAAGAAGTGGAAGATGCTATTGGTGATCTTCTTTTATATCATGAAGAAATTGATAAAACGGCTCGTTTAATTAACTTCAAAGTCCCTTCTTCTAGCTCATTCTGTCTATCTTTAGACAAGCTACTTTCTGAAAAAGGTAATTGTATTCGTTTTCCTCAACGGTTTTATCTTGTTGAAGAAAATTTCTTTTTCTCTACTGATACCACACCACCAAATGATGGCCTTATAGGCCAATATTTTAAAGCCATAGAATTTATTGATGTCTTAAAAAAGGTAGCGGATTTAGCTATTCCTGAATCCACACCTGATAGGCTGATTTTTTTGGGTACTAAAAAGCTTTATTTAACATTACAATATTCATCTGAAAGCTTACGAGAGCTAGTTGATCTAGATGAATTCGTTAAAAATTTCATAACATCTGATACTCATAAAAATCAGAAAAAAGAAATAATAAAATCTGTTTTATTAGAAATGGCACACGGACGGAATCAAATTTCTGTACGTGATTTATTAGATAGATTCAATGATTTTAAAGAGAGGGTCAACAACAACTATGACCTTTATCTTTCAGAGTTTTCTTATGAAAAAGTTAAAGCTGAAATTATTGAAGAAAAATTAGAAGCGATTACTAATCTTAATAAAGTATTTTCAGATATTCAAAACCAATTATTGGCTTTACCAATTGCTTTATTGTTATTACGCGGCCAAATTGAATTTTCTGAAAGCATCACAGTTAAAAACCTTATCGTTTGGTTCAGTTTTTTGATATTCTCATTTTTTATGCTAATACTAGTACGAAATCAATGGAGTACTTTACAAGCAGTAAAGAACCAAATCGATCAACAAAAAGAACAATTAAGATCAAAATATCAAGCTATTGCAGCGAGATTTGAGACTGATTTTACTGAAGTTAATAAACGATATTGTAGACAACAGCTAACTCTAAGTATTATTGGATTTATTATTATTGCTGTTTTAATAGCCGTTACTATTATTATGGGGTGGTATTCAGGCATCGAGTCTGCAAAGGATATCGTAAATTGGTTGATTCAAAAAGATAAAGCTTTGCCCCCTTTTTAAAGACTCTAACCACCGTTTTTCCTACTGTCTCCCCTTAGCGCATTTACTAGGGGAGACACAATGTCAGAGACTCAAAACGAACTGTTTCAAAACGACGACGATTTAACCGCATTGCTAAACAACATCGATTCATTAGAATCTGACCCACGTCTGTGGCCGAAGACGCTACACGATCTAATGTGTGTGATGGAATCTCAAATCAAAACACGTCATCCAGAGTTAGCCACCCACGCCTATAAATTAGCGCGCACCAATGTGATAGCAACGTCGCACTATTTGGGCGGGAGGCAGCTTTACTTGCCACGCGACGAACGTTTGCAGAAAGCCCTGCGTGACTATAATATCTACCACCACCAGTTCACGGGGGCTAATCACCAAGAGTTAGCAGACTTTCACGGACTAACCAAAATCCAAATTTACAACATCCTAGCCAATCAACATAAACTACACATAGCCCGCATCCAGCCCAGTCTTTTTAACTAGCAGAGATAATCCAGACTTTCGCTAAACGCTTGAATCCCAACCCCACAACCCAACGCCGTAACCTGTACCTAATTCATTAAGCATTAGGCACGGAGTACGGAACATGGGCTCACAGCGTAAAACAGCAACAATAGATTCAGTAATCATCCATTGCGCCGCAACACCCAACGGCCGTGCCTTTACCGCTGAGCAAATTGACCAATGGCACAAAGAGCGCGACTTTCAGCGCGACATGTCCATTTCACCGGACTACAGCCCGTTGCAACACATTGGTTACCATTTTGTCATAGAGCTAGACGGCACTTTAAAACGAGGCCGACCATTGGAAGAAGTGGGCGCACACGCTTACGAGCACAACCAAACAAGTGTCGGGATTTGTATGATAGGCACGGATCAGTTTGCTTTACCGCAATGGGAAAAACTGCTCAAGCTAATCCAACGCTTAGAAAATCATTTAAACACCACGTTAAAACTTTACGGCCACAACGAACTGAGCCCCAAAACTTGCCCTGGTTTTGATGTACCCGCATGGGTGAAACGTAAATTTCGCCCCTTAGAAAAACATTTATTAGAAGGGGCATTCGATGAGCTGGTTTAGCAATTTATTTTCATCCGCCACGGGCGGCTTAGTCTCATCCATTGGCGGCGTCGCGGATCGTTTTATACAAACCGCAGATGAAAAAGCTGCCTTCAAATTAGAAGTCGAAAAACTCATTCAAAAACGCGATAGCGAAATAGAGCAAACGATTAGAGCCGAGCTGCAAGCCAAAGAACGCATCCTAACGGCAGAACTAAACCAAGGCGACAACTACACAAAAAGAGCACGCCCAACAGTGGTCTACGCGGGTCTTGGATTTATTTTTATTAACTATGTTTTGTTTCCATTCGCAGCACTCATTGCCACCGCATTTGACACAAAAATCGAAGTTGAACCATTAGCCGATTTGCCCACTCAATTTTGGGCGGCTTGGGGCGGTATTTGTGCGACATGGTCAATAGGACGTTCCATGGAAAAAAGAGGCACGCAGAATGCCGCAACTCGTGCCGTTACAGGCTCTAAATCTGTATCGAAATTATTGGAGTAGATGTGGACGATTTAGATAGAGCGTATGAATCAGAAGAGCACTTTCGTATAACGTCAATTAAAAACGTGACGCTTAGACCATTGGAAGAACCCGACGAAGACGATCATGGCCGCTGGTGTCTTGATTGCGCTCAGATCATTCCACACCCGCGAGTTGCTGCTGTTAATGCGGTTCGCTGTATCCATTGCCAGACAAAGCGAGAGAAAAAATGATTGGTGAATTGTTAACAAAGTACTGGGCAGTGATATGGGCAGTATTAACGACCATAGGCTTAGTCATCATGGCGTTGCTCAGTAAAACCTACGCAAAGCAAGAGACAGTGGTTACCCTACAGCAAAAAGTAAACAGTCTTGAGAGTTCATTAAACCAGCTGCCAACTGAAAAAGAGCTGCACCAGTTGAATCTTGAAATATCAGGCTTACGCGGAGAATTACAGTCCCTTGTTCCGCGACTAGATCAAGTGCAAAAGCTATCTGACTTGCTGTTAGAAAATGAACTTAAAGAGAGAAAGTCATCATGATGCAAGACCTATTAAATCAGGATCAACGCTTGTGTTTGCTGCGATCATTAAACGATTGCGGCGGCAATGCAAACGACTCAGTCTTACAAGACTGTCTCGATCTCTACGCTCACAAGGTATCTCGTGACGTAATCAAGTCGCACTTAGCATGGCTGAAAGAACAAGGTGTTGTTGCGCTTGAAGATTTGTCGGGCTGCTATGTCGCTACACTGACACAACGTGGTTACGACCATATTGAAGGTCGTTCCACTGTGCCAGGCATTAAACGAGCGCGACGCTCATGAGCACTGAAAAGAAGACTCGTGGCCGTCGCTCCAAAGTCGATCTGTTGCCAAGTGAGATCAAAGAGCAATTAAACGCCATGCTTCGCGATGGTCGTTTAGAGCAGACCGAAGTGCTGGAGATCGTCAATCAGAAGATCGACAAAGCCGGTCTAAAAGAAGCCAAGCTGTCTCGCTCAGGTCTAAATCGCTATGCGTCGCGCATGGAACAAATCGGTTCCCGCATCCGCGAGATGCGCGAAATCTCTGAAGTATGGGTATCTAAGCTGGGCAACGAGCCAACCAGTGACGTTGGTAAATTACTTCAAGAAGCCGTGCGCACCCTCGCATCAGAAACCTCGTTTGCATTAATGGAGTCCGGTGAACCGGTTGAGCCCAAAGCACTGAACCAACTCGCTATGGTGGCTCAGCGTGTCGAGGCCGCGGCCATGACAAGTCACAAGCGAGAGAAAGAGATTCGTCAAGCGTTCGCGCAAGAAGCGGTTGACGCCATCGACAATGCGGCCAAGGCGCAAGGTTTAACCGCAGATAGTGTGGTGTTTATTAAACAAGAACTATTAGGGCTCGCTTAATATGACCGCCGTATTAGAGCAACCATTAGGCGCTTTAGCCTCTGATAATCTAAAAGATTTGTCTCAGTTTGATTCGAAGCAGGTTTTATTGGGCTATCAAAAGCGCTGGCTTGCGGATGAGTCACCTCTCAAAATTGCCGAAAAAAGCCGCCGTACAGGGTTAACCTGGGCAGAAGCCGCCGATGCCGCCTTGTGCGCCGGCACAACTAAAGCCGATGGTGGGTGCAATCATTTTTACGTGGGCTCTAACAAAGAGATGGCGCGAGAGTTTATCGAAGCCGTCGCCATGTGGGCCAAAGCCTTTGATCGCTTGGCGGGGGATATTCAGGAAGAAGTACTTAACGATGACGACAAAGACATTCTGACCTTTGTGGTCTATTTTGCATCTGGCTTTAAAGTACAAGCGCTCAGCTCTAACCCCTCTAACCTACGTGGTATGCAAGGTAACGTCACCATAGACGAAGCCGCGTTTCATGAGCGCTTAGCCGAAGTACTTAAAGCTGCATTGGCGCTCACCATGTGGGGTGCTCGTGTTCGTTTGATCAGCACTCATAACGGAGTCGATAACCTATTTAATCAACTTATTGGCGACAGTCGCGCTGGCCGCAAGCGCTACAGCGTTCATACCATTACGCTGGATGATGCCTGTAAAGAAGGTCTCTATCAGCGTATTTGCCAAATCACTCGTAAGCCGTGGTCTCAAGCCGCAGAGGATGAATGGAAGTCCGGTCTGCTTAAAGATACGGCAACAGAAGAAGATGCATTAGAAGAATATTACTGTGCGCCCAAATCCGGTGGTGGGGCTTACATACCTCGTGGGCTGATTGAGCGTGCCCAAACAGACGGCATTCCCGTGCTGAAATACGAAGCCCCCAAAGACTTTACCCAATGGTCACAAGCTCAGCGCGAAGCGGAAATAAATGCGTTTTGTTTTGAACAAGTGCAACTTGAACTGAACAAATTAACGGACCAAAACCAACACGCCTTCGGGGAAGACTTTGCCCGCTCCGGAGATTTGTCTGTATTCGTTCCTCTTTCAATACAGCCAGACACCCGATTACGTGTGCCTTTTATGTTAGAGCTACGCAACCTGACGTACGACCAGCAAAAGCAAATCCTGTTTTATATTCTCGACCGCTTGCCCCGCTGGGTTGGAGCCGCATTCGATGCTACGGGTAACGGCGGCTTCTTAGCCGAAGCGGCAGCCTTGAAATACGGTGACGACATGGTGGATCAAGTGCATCTAAGTCTCGGTTGGTACCGTGACTGGATGCCGAAATTCAAAGCCAAATTTGAAGACGGTGATATAGAAATCCCCAAAACCCAAG